TATTATTCAAGTTGTTACAATTAATTTGTTTATTCACTACGGAGCCGACGATAGACCATACAGTAGAGATGGTTTCAAGAACGTATGATGTGGTGTACAAACGAATATTTGTATTGTCAATTGAAGACAGCGACGAGCTTATTTGTAGCTTTAATGTTGATAAAGGTAATCACAGAAAACAATTACCTGGGGCAATGTTAGTGCATCGTAAAAAGGAAACTAATACGTTATATACAATAAACTCTTTGAATGCTTTAATACGCAAGGAGAATGGTGGAGTGGCAGATGCAAAGTTTTCAGTTGATTGGACAAAATACTCAAATAGTCTTTTAGTAACTTCAAATAACGAATTGAAGGTTCTTAAGACAAAAGTGTATCAGTTAATTAACTTGTAAAACTTTTTTAAGAAATATTTGGTAACTTCGAAAGGTTATCTTATATTTAGGTTATATTAGTTATTGAAGATGACGATTTGGCTATTCTAGACCTGTCGAATACTCATTGACAATTACTAATTATCAATTATTCATTAACAAATAAAAAAACAAAAAAATGGCTATTAATTTAGATGCTATCAAGCAAAAATTGAACTCGTTACAAAACGTAACAACAAAACAAAACAATCTCTGGAAACCAGAGCCCGGAACTCAAGTAGTACGTATTGTACCTTATCAACACAACAGAGAGAATCCGTTTTTAGAACTTTATTTCCATTATAATTTTGGAGGTAAATCTATCCTATCCCCAATGTCTTTTGGCCGCCCTGACCCTATCGTAGAGTTCGGAGAAAAACTTAAATCAACAGGTAATTCTGATGATTGGAAAGCTGGTAAAAAAACTAGAGCCAACAATGCGCTGCTATGTTCCTATTATCGTAAGAGGTAAGGAATCTGAAGGAGTTAAATTTTGGGGCTTTGGTAAAACAGTTTACCAAGAACTTTTAGGCTTTATCGCTGACCCTGATTACGGTGATATTACAGATCCAGTATCTGGACGTGATATTGCAGTTGAATTTAAAGCAGCTGATCAGACAGGTAAATCTTACCCAGAGACGTCAATCCGTGTTAAACCAAACCAAACTCCCGTAACTGATAATAAAGCTATTTTGGAGAAATTGGCTAACCAACCTAATGTAACTGACATCTTCAAAGAGCACTCTTATGAAGAAATGACCAAAATGTTACATAACTGGTTAGATCCAGAGAATGCTCCAGAAGAAGAAGCTAGCGCTCCTGCTCCAGCAAAAGCATCTAATGCTAATAAAGCTGGTTTAGAAGAAGCTGCTCCGGTAGCAAAAGTGGATGACGTAGCGTCAGCATTTGACAATTTATTTAACAGTTAAAAACCATAACCAAAAGGTTATACAAGGAGAACTATGGCAAAAAGTAAAACAACCGTCGTTGAAGGCGAGTTGCAAGATGATTTAGCGAATGTTTTAGCTGACAATCTTAATAAGAAATTTAAAAGCTCAAATTATAAAGTAGCTTATTTCTTAGAAGGTGATAGCGATGCTCCGTCTGAAGTTAGTGAATGGATATCAACGGGTTCAACGATGTTGGACCTTGCGATTTCAAACCGACCGAATGGAGGTCTTCCAGTAGGAAGAATTATCGAAATCACAGGATTAGAAGCTTCAGGTAAATCATTATTGGCAGCTCACGCTTTGGCTGACACACAGAAAAAAGGTGGCTTAGCAGTATATATCGATACTGAGAATGCTATCTCTAGAGAATTTCTAGAAGCTATAGGAGTCAATTTAAAGGATATGTTATATGTTCCTTTAGAGACTATAGAAGATATTTTTGATGCAATGGATAGCATTGTAGAGTCTGTAAGAAAGGCTTCAAAATCAAGAATTGTAACTATTGTAGTAGACTCCGTTGCCGGTGCATCCACTAAACAAGAAATGGCAGCTGATTATGATAAAGATGGTTGGGCAACCTCAAAAGCCATTATTTTATCTAAAGCAATGCGTAAAATTACTAACTTCGTTGGTAGAGAGCGCATCTGTCTAATTTTCACAAATCAGTTACGTACTCGCTTAGGGGTTACGTTTGGCGATCAATGGACGACATCAGGAGGTAAGGCAATTGCTTTCCACTCTTCAG